CGATTCTCGCTAACAGAAAGCCCCCCCCATGCCCGACATCGAAGAACTACAAGCGAAGCTCGACGCGGCTGTGGATGCTCACCGGTCTGCCGGCTTTGCAGAAATAGCAGACGCCACCAGCGCGCTCGTCAATATCGGTGAAGAAATAGACACAGCCGGATACGACCTCAGCCCGTGCCGCTGTGGCGCACTGGTGGTCTGCATCCCCGATGGTTTACCTTTGTGCCGCGAGTGTGCGGAGAAAGAGCAATCACAGCAATGAAATCCCTCATCCAAACCGCCGAGCAAGTGCGAGCCTTTATAGCTGGCCGGAGAACGCGGTTCTGTGTGCCGGTGAAGTACGAGATTCCCGCCGATGCTGACGAAGTGTTCTTTTGGTCTGGCGACACAGTTCCGATTCCAGGTCCGCCCGCACCAACAGGATTGTGGGCACGGCGGAACTCGCAATACAAAGACGACACAAGCGGTTGGATTAAGTTTCTCGGACCAGCTCCCTACGCTCCCGGCGAGCGCCTGTTCGTCAAAGAAGCGTGGGACATGTGGGAGCCTAGTCGTGATTGCGTGATGTACCAAGCCGATGGTGGTAGTTGCATTGCCAAGTGGCGCTCCCCCATCCACATGCCCGAGTGGGCCGCCCGTATCTTCCTCACGATCAAAGACTGCAAGGCGATGCAGGTGCAAGAGACGACGAAATGGCAAGCCGAACTTGAAGGCTGCCCTGAGTGTGAAGAATGCTACGACAAATGCGGACAATGGGGACGCGGTGCAATCGACGACCCACTGAGCAACGCTTGTGGCGGCAGGCCGTGGCGGGTTTGCTATGGAATCTGTGAAGGACTCACGGAACTGCAATGGATGGAAAACGCCTGGGACGCCCAGCACGGCAAGCGCCACCCCTGGTCCGCTAACCCGTGGAAGTTTGCGTTTAATGTGGAAGTGGAAATCAAATAATCCCCCACGTGCGCGACTACAAGAGCAAGGAGAGAAAAGGTGAGCGACAATTACCCACTGACATGCAGAGCTTGTGGTTTCTCTGGCGACTTGCTTGATGACTTCGACACAATGGGTGCCTGTGACGATCAAGTGTTTTGCCCAGGCTGTCATGCGGAGATTGACGCCACAACCGGCGAAAAGCACATGGGCTGCAAGCAGTGTTTAGCCGAGATACAACCCACCCTATTCACCTAACATTTTATTCGCCGCATACGACGCGGCGGGAAGGAAGGAATGACCATGAAACTCAAAGACATGAACCTAAAGGAACGCGATGCCGTTCAACGCACAATCGACGGCAATGTTGGTGTGTTCGATGGCGTGGGACTGCATTTCGCACTGCCAATTGGCGGCTTTCACGTCTGGAAGCCGAGCGAGATACACGGCGACGACTGGCAACTTCTCACCGCTCACCAAGAGCCGGTGCTGGGAGAAGCGGTCACTGAATTAAAGCCATCTACAGATTATTTCTTGGTGCTGAAAAGCGGCGATGTTCGTGTTGGTACAACAAGCAGTGAATGCACGCTATTTTTCCGCGACAAGCAAGGCGGATTTGGCTACGACCGAGCAATTGCTTCAATCCATAACCTTCCAGCGTCATGGCTCCCCGCTCTCCCGAAGGAAAAGACGCTACGGGAGAAGGTGCAAAAAGTTTTAGAAGATCATTATGGCAGCGGCGCAATTGCCAATCGCAAAGAAGTGGCTGGCGACATTCTCAACATTCCCGAAATCGCCGCGCTGCTGAAAGGAGCCGAGCATGAGTGAGTGCCCGAAGTGTGGAGTGGAAATGAGCATGTTTCACGAGCCAGACGGCAGCAAAGATTGTCTCCGCAACCAACTCACCACCCTCACAACCAAGCTCGCCACAGCCGAGCAGGAGAAAGACCAGTTCAAAGGCTTCTGGGAAACGGCCTGCCAGCACGTTAAGGAATCGCTGGAACTGCTCGGCGTGGATGTAAGCGTGAATGGCTACGTGCCGGATACTTGGACGCTACGTGAACAATGTCGCAAATCGAAGCAAGAGCGTGACGCCCTGGAAGCAAGGGTGAAGGAATTGGAGGATCGCTACGAAAATTGCATTAGATCTATGTGGATGGGTACGCCAGAGGGTCGGTCTGAGTGCATCCGCGATTACGAAGATAACTTTCAAGCAACCCCCCAGGACTGACCAATGGCTGACATACCACGCGCGGAAGTTGAGAAGCTGAGAGACGATATAAAAATAAGGCGTCGGTGGCGCAAGGAAGAAGCAATCGCCTGGCATCTAAAAGCGAACAGCGCATTAGCCGACAAGGACGCCACTGGATTCGCTGTAAATGACATGGCGCGGCGATGCACAAAAGATCGCTTCAACGACGCAAACGAATTCATTGACCGCCTCACCGCTCTCCTGGAGGCTCACAATGGCTGACGCGAAAGAATGGGCGGAGAGCCTCAATCAATTGGCCGACTTAATCCACGTACTCAGGCAACTCTCAACTGACCTTGCAGCACTACTCAAAGATAAGGGGGAAGTGTGATGCGTATAACAATTCAAACTGATGACTGCGAATGCACAATCAGCGAGCCCGGAGACGACCGAACAATAACAGAAGCATTTGCGATGTTCGAGCGTGCTTTAATGGGAATATCGTTTTCCCGTGAGATGATTGCGGGCTACTACCAGAGCGTGGCCGAAGAGATTGCGGCGGACCCTAGCGTAATTGGCCACGCTGACTGACTTCGACCCCCAGACCGGCGAACTAATACTACATGAGAAAGATTCACCCAAAGCCCCGGAGAAACCATGAGATACATCGGAATTGACCCCGGCAAAAGTGGAACAATCGCGTGGATTGACGCGGACGGTGCGTGTTCGTTTACAAAAAAACTTGGCGACTTAACTGAGCGAGACATTAGAAACGCACTGACGGAAATCACCAATGCTTGTGCCGTGCTGGAAAAGGTATCCAGTTCTCCACAGATGGGTGTCGTGAGTGCTTTTACATTTGGTAAAGGATATGGCACGCTGCTGGGAATATTGGCTGGAGCGAACATTCCTTACGTTGAAGTCTCGCCTCAAAAGTGGCAGGCGGCTCTCGGTTGCCGAACCAAAGGTGACAAAAACGTCAGCAAGCGAAAGGCGGAGCAGTTATTCCCGGCGACTAAGATTACTCATGCGAACGCGGACGCGCTGTTGCTGGCCAAGTATTGTCAACAAAATCACAGCAGTTTGTTTTAACCGTGCGGGTCGACCGCAGAAAGCGAGTGATGGGGATGGCATTCGAGAAGACTAAAGTACCCGTTGAAAAGACGCGGCTTGAAATTGAAACCTTAGTAAAAAAATATGGAGCCGACCAATTCATGTCGGCCAGCGATGACAGTCAGAATCGGGTGATGGTTCAGTTTCGGCTTTCAAAGCGGATTGTAAAGTTTCAGCTTCAACTCACCAACCGAGATGAGCATAGGTCTAACGCCGCCTGGGAACAAAGCGGGCGGCAGAGGTGGCGAGCTTTGCTGCTGTGCATTAAGGGCAAACTAGAAGCCGTCGAAAGTGGCATCTGTGAAATCGACGACGAGTTTATGTCGTACACGATCATGCCCAATGGCCAGACTTGCGGTGAGTGGCTCAAGCCGCAAATCGAGCAATCTTTCCTTACGGGAAAGATGCCAGAATCAATGCTGGCCCTTCCTTCGCCAAACAGGAATTGAGTCAGGTTTAACCCCACCCCCACAGCAGAGCAAAGAAAGATGATAGACCCGCTTTTCCTTAAGGCCGTAATAACCATTGGCGGCTTGGCAATGATTTTAGGCGCGACAGGCATGGGGGTAGATTCCTGGTGGAAAGGCAGATACGTACTATCCTGCCTGTGCTGGTTTGAAGTCGCCATGATTTACACGGGCATTGTCAAAGCCTGGATTCACTTGAAGTAAGGGAGCGTTTCAATGGATGACATCTACGCCGGTTACTACGGCGACAACCAAGAGCCGGACCCAGAGCCGGAAACAAATGAGAAAGGGGAGGGGTAGGGGTATGGAAATTGACGTAAGGAAAGTCGTCATGTCTGCGATCATCGCCGGGATGATCATAGTTTGCTGGCTGTGGTTCGACTACCACTGGTTTCATTCTGACATGACCAGTGGTGAGTTCCGCCGCTTTCGCTGGGCTTGGTATCTGTACGCTTACGCATCCATTATTTGCGGAGTACTGTATTTGCGATTGGTAAAAGATTAACCCCCAAACCCCAGGACGGGAGATAGCATGGAAGCCAGACAATTCGCCAGAACTTTAGAATGGGACCGCGAACGCACCTTTCCAGAACTTGGCGTGGCGGTTTTAGTGGAATCTCCCAAGTATGGCGGCAACGGTGTCGTTCTCGTGCGGGAGTTGCTACCCCATGAAAAACTACCCAAATTGAAAAGATTGACGAACCGCCGCAAAAAGGATTAGAATTACACGCACAACTTGAATCCCGGTTCCGGGTCGCCTAAACGGCGTCGATTGGTTCTCACTGCGAGGGCCGACCGACGCCGTTTTTTTATTGCGCCGTTGGGGAATGGGGAACCACCACAAACCAATTCGAAAGGAGGCGATCCGCGGAGCCGAGGGCGTTTTACCCCGCGATTTTAACAAATGATGCCCAATCACTGTTAACGAAGTTTTTCGAGAGCTAACTGGAAAAGGACAAAGTACCTATTACGGATTGCCTCGACTCCGCGAACCGCTTCCTATGCGAACGAGAGAGTATTTTTACGCCGCCTTTTATGCCGTGGTCTTTTGGCTGCTGTGCATGAGGGGTGGGTTTCAAACGTGAACCGATTCAAGAAACTTCTGCTGTTTCTCAAACTTAAACGAGAGGTAACGAAGATGAAAATCGACCTGACTCAAATCCTGGCCGCTATCGATAGTGTGATTGCTGTGGCTGAAACAGTGGCCAATCTGACTGGCACCACCAAAGACAACGAAATCGTTGCATCAATCAAGGCGTTCCGTGAGAAGTTCCGCCCGATCTTCGGTGCTGACGAAACTGGTGGCTCGGAAGACCTGCCGCAAGCCGTAGCTGACGTGATTGACCGTGAAGCTGGCAAGTTTGAGGTCGTCGCTGACGAATCGTAATGAAAATTAGCGCGCACCTAGTTTGGGCAATTGCGGCAGTTCTTTGCCTGGGAGTTCCTGGGTCGATTGCGACTTGGAATCTCACGAGACAACCGAGCGTTGTCGTCAACCCCCAGCCAGCCCCCGTGGTCAGTACGTTTGCGGATGAGATCGCTAAGGCGTGGAAAGAGAACGGCGGGACTAGTGAGGATGCTTGTACGCTGGTCGACATGTACGCGGGCCTCGACGGACTGGTTGTCGAACTCGAAAAGGAAAAGGTTCAACTCGACACAGAGCAATTGGCCGAGATTGCCAAGCGGGGCAATCGTCTGGCGTTCGGCAAAGAAAAGCCCATCGGCGACAAGCCATTCTTGAGCGCGTTGATGCAAGCCGAACTGCTCAAGCGTGGCATCACGACCGACACGGACGGTAACGGCAAGCACGACATCGTGCCGGTCGATTATGCGAAGTGGCATGGATTCTACAGCGACGTAATCAAGGGGCTGAGTCAATGAGCGATTTCCGTGGTTACGATCCAGCCTTAGAGCAACTTGACCGCCTGAAAGCGGAGTCGATGGAGTATTCGCCAGTCTGCGGAAGCGGGCCGGGAATCGAGCTTCCCCATCCCAGAACCTGGATGCAGGTCGAGAACCAGAATCCCCGGCCTAGCTGCGTGGGCCACGGCCTAACGACCGACGCCGAGTATTGCATCTACTTGGCTAGTCGCGGCAAAACCGTTGTACAGCTCAACCGTATGTTTGCCTGGGTCGAATCCCAAAAGGCGGGCGGCAGTCGCCCTTCGGAATCCGCTGGCGCTTCGATCTTCGGTGCTGTCAAAGTCGCCAAGACAATCGGCCTGCCGCTCGAATCACTCTACCCCTACAAAAACCGCTTCCGCACGGAATGGTCGCCTGACTTCTACGAGGATGCTAAGCAGCGCCTCATTCTCAACAGCTACCGCCTCGACACCGTGGACAAGGTGTTTGATTTCCAGAAGTCGGGCATGGGTGGCATCATTTGGGGCGTGCCATGGGAATTCAATCGCCGTGCGTGGCATTGCGTCACAAGCATTGGATCATTGGTTGATGGCAAATTGCCGGTGGCCAACTCGTGGGGCGAAGATTGGGACGGCGATGGCTGGACGGAATGGAGCGAAGAAAAGGTTGAACGCTATCTCGGAATCGACGGCACGGTAGCCTTTGGCTTGTCTGACCTCTCAGAACCCCAGGTCCGCGAAATGGACTGGAGCGAAGGGGGGCTTGGCGTATGACCCCAAAGAATCTTTGCGGCTGTTGTTGCGTTTGGTCGCTGGCTTTCATTCTGCTAGTCGTTACGTTTTTTGTGATGGATGGATGCGGAACCGTTTCTTGCTCCACGGGCGAGCGGGATCTCAAGATTCCCTACGCCTACGCGGCGGCTTATGTGATTGTGACCAGTGAACTTCCCGCGCAAGAGCCGGAAGTCTCCGCGCAAGCTCCCTGCGCAAGTGAGGAATACGTTGATGGACTGCCGCCAATACCTGACGCAGAAATCCAAGGCCTCTATGCGACCTACAAAGCCGAGATTGATGAATTCTGGCAGCGCAACAAGGATTGGTCGCTTTACGACGCAGTAACCATGTGGACCGCAATCGAGTCGGTCAAGAAGCATTGCAAACCCAAAGCAGCGGCGAGCGACAGCGCAGACGCATCTCCCGGTGATGAGCCGGTGGCCGATACGGCAATTAAAGAGATCGCTCCGCCCGCTGCTACCACCGAACCACTCAACGTCGTGGTCTACGCCACGGCGAATTGCCCCGCCTGCAAGTGGCTCACTAAAGAGCTAACCAAGGCAGGCGTGAAACATTCTTACGTGATTCACGGCAACAACGAGATCAAGAAACACCCAGGTCAGGCTTATCCGCATGGACTGATTAACGGCGAGCCTGCCGATTATGCACGATTGCAAACCCTTTTGGAGAAGTGAATTGAGTTTCAATGCTGAGCAGCTTGCATACGCAGAAGGCGTTTTACACAAAGCCCGATGCGGCGATGAAGAGTCAGTGACATGGCTGCGAAGCGTGATATTAGATGTTGGCGTAAAGGCCCCCGTCCCAGACTTATTGGAAATAGTTGATTTCACCTTTGATATTTTGCGGCGGCAGGTACGGAAAGATGCTGAGCGAAACTGAAACAAAAGGATGGCTGGCCAGTAAGGTGTGGTGCTGTATCTGCACCTATGAATGGGCAAATGTTTACCCATTCGAGATGGACGAAAGTTTATTAGAGTGCCCGTCTTGTGGTTCACATGACACAGAAATCATTGAAAGGATTGAAAATGAAACTTGAGTATTTACTAGCCATTGTTGTGTTGCTGATCATGGGCGCAAGTGCGATTGCCCAGCCCCCGGCTTGTGTTGGCGACCAATGCTCCGCCGCGTCTGTCGAGTCCGCCAAGTCCGCCCCGCAACACTCGATTGTCAGCAGCCGCACCTACGCGACAACCTTCGGCGCGAACCACCCCGTCTTGACCGCTCCCGTGCGCGTTCCTTTGAAAGCCGCGAAGGCTGTTGGTATCGGCGTGAAGCGCGTCGGCAAGGGCGCGCTGAAAGTCGGCAAGGCGATCATCGGCATTGAGCGCAGGCAAGCGCGACGCGCCGCTGGCCGTGGTTTGTTCGCGTGTTGGCGTTGTCACTAAGTCACTCCACCCCCAGGGCGGCTGACGAAAAGCGGACTCGTGCCGTGTGGATGATTTAAGTGGTGGGAAAAGGGAGCGGATACGTCGACCTGATTACCTTAATGCCATGCGGAGGCAGTGGAGAAACGGGAAGTTGATGAGCGACACTCCACAGTAGCCAAAAATCACCCCTATATCAGCCGCCTTTTAATTCACGAGACGACACCACGGATGGCCCGACGATGACGATGCTTGGATACATCAAACTTCGCATCATCGGTGCGCTCACAACGGTGGTTTTTTTAGCCAATCCCGAACACCAAATCGCCTTCATCATGGCCTGCTTTGGAATAGCGGGCGGAGGAATTTACCAGTGCCTGACATTCGACAGTCGCAAACCGACCTGGAAATTCGTGCTGGGCGACCTCGGGTGCAGTGCGTTCCTTGGTTTCGCGAGCTACGTAACCACGGGAGCCGAGCCGCTCAAGGCGATATTGTTGGCCGTACCGGCTGGCTTTGGTGCGTCGGCATCGTTCGCGCAGTACGTCAAAAAGTACAAGCCAAGCTGGCTGGAGGAAGAGAAGTGAAGCCGACTTATCTTCACCGTTACGGAGCGATTGTCGTGTTGCTGGCGATGGTCGCTTGTGTGGCGCTGCTGGTAGGGATGGTGAGGGAAAACCAGAAGCCCAAGACAAGCAAGCAGACTAAGGAAAAGCTAACCACGCTTAACGAAGAAGTCGCCACTATCAAGGCGTATTTGGGAATTGAGGACAAGCAGTGACCGACCGCGAACAACTCCTGCGCGAAGTAGCCCACGGTTACGCCATGCAGTTTCTCGAAATCGAGGACCAGTGCGGCATGATCAAGGGGACACGTTTGCGCGGTTCGCAAGAAAAAAGAATGCGGCGTTACGTGAACAAGCAACTGCGCAACCACTCGCTTGATGACGGCAAGAAGTTTAGCTCGATGGAGTTGTGGATATTTGCCATCGCGACGTTAGCCAAAATCATCTATGCGGCCTGGAAAGTCTGGCAGGATCGCCATGCGGTTGCGGACGGTTACGAGCAAAAGCTACGCGAGGCGCGGGGCTATTGATGCTTAACTTCCTCCTAACCCACCGGAACCACATTTACCTCAAGTGCGGCTGCTTTGCGGTCGTGAAGTGGGCGGAGATTTTTAAGGATTGGGGGTGGCTGTGATGGAAAAACAATTCAAAGTTTTCGAGCCCGGTTCGGTTGTTGATCTTGGCGGCGACGGCAAGGAAGCGACCGTCATTGGCGTCTCGCTAACAGGCAACGGCCACATCACATATCGCGTGATTTGGTGGGATGGTAACACTCGGAACGATGTCTGGGTGGAGTCATGTGAAGTCAAACCGCATGAGACCAAATCTCGTTTCGTTGGATTCACATTACAGCCACACATCGAAGCCCCCCTTAGTTGCGACAGAACACATATTCGCAACCAGACGCCACGAATTGCGGTGCCAATTACTGAGGGCCGCGTCTGCAAAGGCGGGCAGAATCTACCTAATGCAACCACAGCTCGACCACCAGCACCGCAAGGGAGTGGAGCATGAAACCATCAAAATACATTCTCACCGCCCTTTTTGTACTCTGCCTATGCGGAAGTCTACCGGCTGCCGAGCCCCCTACGCCGGGTCGTTTCGTGGCCGTTTATAACGATGGCGGTGGAGACTACGGTCCCTGGTACGTGACCGCCGCTAAGCCGTGGGGCAAGGTCTACGAAGAGGCCGAGCAGTTCGATTTCATCATGCTCCACAACCCAGCGGGACATGACGGCTTCCCGATGGAGCTTGACCAGTTCTCCATCATGTCGCGGCGAGCGAAAGCCGAACCACGCAACGCGAACTATCAGGCTCGTGCTGATTGGGACGCACTCATCGAAGCCTCAAAGAAACGCACCAAGTGGGAAGCGTGGTATCTGGGCGGCTCCAAGTGGTTCCCCAAAAAGCCGGGCGAGACGGATCGTGCTTGGGTCAATCGCGTGCAGGCGGAATGGTGGCCGGTCTATAAGGCTCGCCCCGATATGGTTGTGTTCGACGCCGAGACGGAACCGACGCATCACGTTCGGATGCTGATGAAAAACCTGGCGAACTACGGCATTGGTTCGGCCATTGAGCCTCACACGTTCGCTCGTGACGACTGTAGGCCGTTTTGGAATTTGCCGGTCGTGCTGCAAACAGAATTTTGGCTCAACAGGCAAGGCCGCAATGGCTGGGCCACGGGCAAGAATGCCGCCGATCCGTTGCGTGATGTCGCTTTGCATCCTTTGGTGCTGGAACTTTTACCGGGGAAAAACATCACGGCGGAAGTCGCCGCGGCTCGCGGACGTGCCTTTGTGCCGTGCATCAATCTGCTGAAAGTGCCGATCGAGGGGGTCGAATGAAACGGCTGTTATTGATTTTGGGGCTGTTGTTGGGCGGCTCGCCGTGCTTTGCTGCACCGTCGCTCACCGATGGTCTGGTGGCCTATTGGCCCTGCAACGAAACGGATGCGAGCGCCGTCGTGGCCGATGCGACCGGTCGCGGCAATAGCCTCGCACTCTCTTCGGGCGACACACTCGCCAGTTATCAGGGCGGGCGATCGATCTTAATCGCCGATCAGGCTTACGCCTCCATCGCCGATAATGCCGACCTGAGCTTATATAACACAAGCTTCACGCTGCGAATCAAGTTGATGCTGCTGAGCAAGCCCGCTTCGCAGATGTATATCCTCAACAAGTGGCGGACCACGGCCACAGCTCAACGTGAATACGCCATCTTCTGGAGCAACACGACTGACCGCTTCTCCGTGAGTATCGGCAGTCCCAGCGGTGGCTCGGGAACCACGCTCGTCGCCGATAACTTCGGCGCCCCGACCATCGGCGTCTGGTACAACATCACCGTCTGGTACGATCACCTCGATTCGGTGTTGGCGATCCAAGTCGACGACGGGGCACCAAATCGCACAACACAGTCGACCTCGCCGATGGACGGCACTGCGTCTCTGTTTTTGGGGGCGCTCGCTAATCCCACGCCGTCTCTCTTCTCCGATATCGCGGTCAAGGATGTGGGTATCTGGCGGCGAGTATTGAGTCCGGCGGAAATCAAAGGGCTCAACAACAGCGGAAACTCACGAACCTATGCCGATCTGCAAAGCCTCACGTTCACCAATCCTTGGATGCTGGGAATGGTCGACGGCGTTCGCACCTGGTTCAATTCGCCCGTGATGGCGAGCTCGCTGCGGAAGCTCTGGTTCGGCGGCTTTCCACGCACGGGCGAGATGCCCAAGATCGCCGAACTCGACTTGGACACGGGCGAGATAGTCGTTGGCACGATCAATCAGGCCGTCGGCGAGACTGACGATCACGATGACCCATCGATCATCCGCCTCAAGAGTGGCTACCTGTTGGCCGTCTTTTCACACCACAACGGTGACTGCTGGGCGGCACGCTCAACCAACAAAGAAGATGCGTCGGCTTGGGAAGCGGCCGTTAAGATCGAGGACAATCTGCAAATTGCCTACGCACAGGTGATGCAGGCCGATTACCAGGACACGATCTATCACTTCTGCCGTTACAACGTGGGAGCGGGCACGCACTACCCGCAAGGATTCTTTACCAGCACCGACGACGGGGCCACGTGGAGTACCTTTACGGAGTTTGTTTCGACGGGTAACACCCGGCCGTACTTTCGCTGGTGGAGAACCAGCGGTACGCGGTTCGATTTTATTTGCACCACCGGACAGCCTGACGAGGCCATCAACAGCCTGTACGCGGGCTATGTGCTGATCGACCCTCTTACGGGCGCGCTCACCATCTACAAGTCCGACGGCACGCTGATCGGTGATGCGAGTGATTTGCCACTCTCGTTAAGCGACCTGACTTTGGTTTACGACGGCACGACGAGCGAGTGTTGGATCTGGGATTACAAGCGGGTGAAGGGGACTTTGACCGCAGTGTTCGCCGTCTTTCCAAGCCACGCCACCACGGCGGCTGAGTATCATCAAGCCCGCTTGGTCGAAGGGGTCTGGACCACGGAAAAGATTTGTGATGCTGGCACGACCGGCACCGCGGACTATCTCTATGCCGTCCAGCAGCACTACAGCGGCGGAGTCACTCAAGACCCGAACGACATCGATAAGGTCTATGTCTCGCGTGAATTCGGGGCGAGTGATTTCCGCGTGCATGCGGTCGAGAAGATCGACAGCACCTGGACGATCACCGATTGGCTTTCAGAGTTTTTGACCTACCAAGTCAACGCCCGGCCGTACGCTTGGAACGTCAACGGCAAAACATTCGTGACATTCTGGGGAGGCACGTACGCGAGCTTCTCCAACTACAACACCAACATGTATGTAAGCCCCGAAAGCTACGAAGCCATTGACGGGCGCAACTCGATTTTCGCGGGGGTCGTGCGATGAGAATCTTCTCGTTCTTAGTGTGGTTGGTATTGGTCGCGCCTTGTGTGGCTGGCGACCTGGGAACGCGAGCTATCGACTCGGTGCTTCGTATCCCAGCGACGACGCACGACCCAGCCACGGGGACGGCCGTTGATGCGGACTCGGCTCCGACGTACCGAATCTTCGAGGACGGCACGTACATGGGCCTGAGCGGCTCGATGACTCTGGTTGACGAGGACAACTCCGATGGCTCTTACGAAGTGCCGATCACGCTCTCGGCCGCCAATGGCTTCGAGGTCGGCAAAAGCTACCGCGCTCATGTCGTTGGCACTGTAGGAGGTGTGACAGGCGCGACGGACAAGACCTGGCGAGTGGGCGTAGTGCTGACGGCACAACCGCCGACGTCAGCAGCCATCGCAGCCGCCACCCGTGCGGACATGGACGCGAATAGCACGAATCTCAATCTCGCTGCCACAGCTGCGAATGCTGCCTCTGAGAAACTCGGCAACTTCACTGGTGGAGATACGGTGTTGTCTTTCCTTGGTGAGCCTGTGGGTGCGAACTTAAGCGCTGATATTGCTGCGGCTAAGGCGGCGGCGGAAGCGGCGGAGACGGCGGCAGAAGCGGCGGGAGCGGGAACACGCGACACGCGCGACCTAGACCCCGTGGACCACGTTTGGAACCTCCGCCGCAGCGGCGACGGGACTTGGCGTTCCACTAATAAGCTCATCGTCCATCCCGGCGATACCTGGCGGGCGGGCTGGAATTGCGACGTACGCGCCATCCTCCCCCAAGGCAAAGTTATCTCTGCACAGGGCGACCCCGAGCTTGTGACCGCAACCGACGACATTACGTTAGCCGATCCTGCGATTGGCCACGATGCGACTGTCCCCAAGGTGGAGTTTGAAGTGGCGGCGGATGCTGTAGCTGGTGAGACGCATTGGATTAAGACCGAAGTCACCGCGCAGAACGCGAGCGGACCTAAGACCGTTTATGGCGAAGTGGAAGTGCAGGCGGAACCGGAATGAGTGAAACGAACGGGCATAGCGATCCGAGCAAGCTGCTGTCGCACACTCAGCAACAGGCGGGTGGGATACGTCACTTGCGCCGCGACTGCATGGATATCGCCAAGATGCTTTCGCTGGGATGTTTGAGCCAAGAAAAGATTCAGGAGTATCTCGAAAAGACGGGCGAACTGCTGGGCCTGAATCTTGACGCCAAAGACTCCCGCGCCGTCAAACGCTTGTGGGATGTGCTGCTTTCCGCTGCGAAGCTCGACCAAGCCGAGCGGCATAAGATGCTCGACAAAGAAGTGGCCGACAAACACGAGGTCAGTCAGTCCGTCGCCGTTCAGGTTTACTTACCACACAACAACCGCACAACCATCGACCCCGAAATCATTCCCAAACTGAATGGACACGCCAACGGAAATGGTAGCAGCCAACATTGAGCGGATCGCACCGCAACCGGGACCGCAGGAGCAATTCCTGTCGACCAGCGCCGACATCGCCATCTTTGGCGGCGCGGCAGGTGGCGGGAAGTCCTACGCGCTGCTGCTTGAACCACTTCGCAATCTGGGCGTGAAAGGGTTTAGCGCTCTCATTCTGCGCCGCACCACCAAGGAAGTGATGAACGTCGGCGGACTGTGGACCGAGGCGGAAAAGATATATCCGCGGGTGGGAGCAGAAGCGAGGATCGGCGATCTGGCCTGGCGATTCCCGTGTGACGGTCAAAACGCCGACAACGTGGTGAAGTTTGATCACCTGGAGCACGAACAAGACAAACACAAGTACCAGGGCGCACAATGTCCGCTGATTTGCTTCGATGAGCTGACACGCTTCACCGAAGGTCAATTCTGGTACATGCTCAGCCGCAACCGCTCAACGTGCGGCATCCCGCCCTATGTGCGCTGCACCTGCAACCCCGACGCGGGTTCGTGGGTCGCTCGTTTGATTTCCTGGTGGATTGAACCCTCGACCGGCTACCCGATTGCTGAGCGTTCCGGGGTGTTGCGGTGGTTTATTCGTATCGGCGGACAATTGATTTGGGCGAATAGCCGTGAAGAGTTGTTAGAGGATTACCCGGAATCCCAACCCAAGTCGCTGACGTTCATCGCCGCGAAACTAGACGACAACCCCGCCCTCACTTCAAAAGACCCCGGCTATCGGGCGAATCTTCTCGCCTTACCGCACGTTGAACAACAACGACTTCTGTGGGGCAACTGGAATATCGTCGATAGCGAGGGGGCGGAGTGGCCACCGGAATACTTTCAGAGTATCTGGTGCACGGAATGGCCGGTGGATCGGCTCATTACGGTTGTCGCCCTCGATCCCAGTAAGGGAAAGAGCAACAAGTCCGATTTCTCGGCGTTTGTGGCGGTCTGTAAAGGCCACAACGGGACGTACTACGTCGACGCGAACATTGCCCGCAGGCCCATCGACCGGATCGTTAGCGAGGGCGTGGAGTGGATGGAATTGGTCGACCCCGATTTCTTCTGCTGCGAGACTAATCAGTTCCAAGAAATGCTGCGCCCGATATTCGAGCAAGCCATGCAGTCGACGCGGCGGATCTCCATGCGAACCACCTACGGTATCAACAACCACCTCGATAAGCGTGTGCGGATTCGCTGTCTGGGTCCATTGCTGGGAGCGGGGCGTATCAAGCTCTTACGCACGCCCGGCTGCGAACTATTGCTGCAACAGTTGATGCAATTTGGAATTCCGCAGGTCCACGACGACGGGCCGGATGCGCTGGAGATGGGGATTCGATTCTGTGAAGAGATGCTGGGCGGTTATGCCGAGCAACCCGAAGAGGAGTTATTGACGACATGAGCAAAGCCAAACAACAACCCGCCAAGCAACGCCTCGAAGAAATGCAAGCCAAGGTCGAAGAGGCCCATGCCGAGGCCGTGCTGCGCATGCTCGAATCACCGCTGCCGGTGCGCGTCCCCTGGAATCAATATCCCACCTACGAGGATTTCGGCGGTGGCAATTACAAGCCCCCCTATTTCTTCACCGATATTCGCGACCGTACCGAAGATCGCTATCGTCCGCTTTACGAAAACAACAACGACTTGCGCCGGATGCGCGCCCGTGCCCGCAATATGGAAGCGATGTTCCCCGTCGCAATCGGTCTGCGCGATCGACTGACCGAATACGTTATCGGCAAGGGCTGTACGGTCGAAGTCTCGCCCAAGAATAAGAACGCTGGCGAACTCGCTAAGGCTGCGCAAGCCGAAGTTGATGCGTTTCTTGAATACAACAATTTCGTGGGCTGCCTCGATCAAGAGATGCACCGCAAGTCATTTACTGAGGGGGAAGTTCTACCGACTCTCTATCCCGAAGATGAGAACGTGCGGTGTGAACTTACCGACCCCGACGCCATCTTGGAACCGGCGAACAAACGCGAACTAGAGCGGCACCTCGGTTGCGCCCACAAGCTCAATCACTGGTGGCTGGGCGTTCATACTCATCACAACCACACGCTACGCCGTGATGACGTAACGCGCCCGATTGGCTATCACGCGGTATTCGATCACGAGGGAGAGCAGTGGGATTACTTACCCGCCTCACGCGCGGAGCATTACAAGATCAACGTCGGACGGGAAGCTCGCCGCGGGTGGGGTTCCTATGAACCGATCATTGATGACCTGGAGATGCTTTACAAAATCAAGCGGAATACAGCGGTGGGGGCGGCGATCCTGGCGGCCATCGTGATGATTCGCCAGCACGCACCGGGCACGACTAGCAGTTCGATTCAAAACATGGTGGCCGCCAATGCCTCGGCGAACTATCAACGCCCGACCGAGAGTGGTGCCGTCAATCGTAGCGTCGAGCACACTTCGCCGGGGACCGTCAAAGACATTCCCAGCGGCATGGAAGCGACCGTCGGACCCCTGGGTCAGTTGCGGAGTGCGGTTTACGTGGAGGTCGCGCAGTTCGTGGCCCGCATGATCGCCGTCCATAAGAACATTCCCGAATTTATGATTTCGGGCGATGCCTCCAACAGCAACCTCAATTCCGCCACGATGGCTTACGAATCGTTTGTGCGTTCACGCCAAGCTGAGCAAGGCAGTTTCAGCATGATGGTCGAAAGCCTTGTCTGGAAAGTCCTGGCGATTCGCTTGCGTCAAAGCGGCTTCCGCAATCTGACGATGAAGCAACTCAAATCGTTGATTCAGGTCAAGGTCACGCTGCCCGATGTGGCGAGCCAAGATTCAGAAAAGCAAGCCCGCGAGAATGAGATTCTCAATCGTAACGGTGTCAAGAGTAAGCGGACCTGGGCGGGTGAGCTGGGCCTTGATTACGACGAAGAGCGGCACGAGAGGGAACGGGAACCGAAGACGGCTAGCGAGCCAGCGATGATCGGCGGGCCGACGATGGCACAGAACACCCGCGTGGCGGCTTTGAGTGCGGCACTGGAGAGTGCGAAAAGTACCGACGAAGCCAAGGCGATTTTGGAGTCGATGCGGGAGAGCGGTGATTGAAATGACAGTTGGTGAATTACGAGAAGCAATAAGAGACGTTCCCGACAATTACGAGATCATTGCTGGCAGGCCAGTAAGGGACGGGGAACGCTATCCCTTTGTTGAGGCCGTTCATGTATCGCGGTCGAGCGAATTAGTCCGCATTCGCACGGAAGTGTGTGAAGAAAAGCAGGTTGTTTTAACCTATGGAACTCCCTAACCGAATGGAATTTGAGGCCAGTTTCGCAAGGCGGCTCGCTCGCTTGTCGAGTCGTCACCGTGCCGAACTGCGCGAACTGCTGGGCAATCCACCCGACCCCACCAACGTCCCTGAGTCGTTCTGGCAGCAAGTTGAACAAGAAACCCGCGAGCAATCAGCCGTCGCGTTGTATCTGTTGTTTCTCGCGAGCGGAAACTATCACGCCTCCGGTGATATTGCGGGAGAGGGTCTGAATAGCACCGCCTCGCAGTTACTCAATCGGCAAGCGGAGTTTTACGCCGGACGACGTTCGAGTGAATTGGCGGCTAGCTACATGGCGACGACGCGGGACCGCTTTGGCACACTGACCGACAAACTACGTCGGGCGGCGGAGTTGGAAACGCCACTTGTAAGGAATGAAATCGAAGATGATCTAACGCGAATCTTTGGACCTGACCGAGCGGAATCGGTCGCAGTGACCGAGACCACCGGGGCGCAGTCCGCAGGCGGAGAAGCAGGCACGGCAATTACCGTCGGCAAGTCGCTTGAAGACCAATGGGTCACCGAGGGAGATGGCAAGGTGTGTTCGATTTGCCAGCCGCTTCACCGTACCGAAAGGCCGGAATGGGAGAAGCAGTTCCCGGATGGGCCGCCGGCGCATGTGAATTGCCGGTGCATAATTGAGTACGCCAACAAAGCCAACGCAGGAGGCGCAGCAGCGTGAGTGTAGTCGTGGAACGGAAGCCGAAAGTATTGTTGCGGGTAGTGAAATACCTTGTGCGGAGCTACCCCTATTGCCCGTACTGCGATCTTAAGATGAATCGCGACAATCCATCGAAAACAGACCCACTCTTGGCGGGCTATGAATGTCCTAATCCTAAGTGCAAGTTTCGTCACAAGACTCGGGATCGGGTGGAGTGATTGGGATACCACAACTCTTACCCAGCCGGGATAGTCCCGTACCTAGCGGGATAGTCCCCAGAGCAACGACTGAAAACGACCATGATTGCCCTATCGTTAAGGCATGGTCAAGCGTTTTGAAGAAACGACGTATCTCGAATACCTCGACGCCAGCCCGCGCATCGACCGCGAGAGCGGTGTTATCTACGGCGTGAAGCTCTTGGGCGAAAACAGCCGCAATGGCCGACGCTACAAAGCGGAAGCCATGAGGAAAGCCGTCGGGCTCTACGAGGAGACCAAGATGCACCTCAATCACCCTGGCCGCAAGGAAATGGGTGAAGACCGACGTTTTGAAACCTGGGGCGGCGTGTTCAAGAACGCTCGCTACGTCGAAGGCAAGGGCATCTTTGCCGACGCCCACCTACGCAAGTCCGGCGAGTATTTCGAGGGCATTCTTGAAGCCGCCGAAAAGTTCCCTAACGCCGTGGGGTTTTCCCACGTTGCCGATGGGGAATCGAAGATCGACGGCGACACCGAAATCATCGAATCCATCCGCGAAGTTTTCTCGGTTGATTTAGTTTGCGACCCCGCGACCACCAACGGATTTTTTGAGTCGACCATGAAAACCAAAAAGAAACAAACCGTCAAGCAAATCGCTGAATCCCTGCCCGAAGGCACGACCCGCAAGGTGTTGCTGGAAAGCGCAGCAGCTCTGGCCGAGAGCGGTTACGAACTCGGCGCGTTCGATATGGGCGAAGACCCCGCACCCGTTGGTGATACCGGGATTACTCAGCAGCTTGTCGATTCGCTCACCGCAATCATTCAAGGCTTGATGACCGTGCTTGCCAAAGGCAAAGCCGCCGCGCCTGCCGTCCCCCCGGCTGCACCGCCCGCCGCCGATCCTCCCGCTCCCGAGGAAGACCCCATGGAAAAAGAAAAGATGGCCGCGCTCGAATCCGAAAACGCGCAGCTCAAAGCCAAGGCTTTGCTTTTGGAATCAGGCCGCGAGGCAACCGAGATTCGCGTGAAGGCATTGGCGAACACCGCCGAAGCCGACCGCGAGGCTTTACTTGAATCGTGGCCCGTTCAGGAGGGTGGCGAACGACCGATCTACAGTCCGCCGCTCATGGAATCCGAGGGTGACGCTGATTTTGATTTTTCCCAACCGGGCAGCTTTGCTCGCCGCTATCGCTAAACAAACCATTTGCGACACGCTCGCTAAAACGAAGGACAAATAACCATGGGTAGCAAAGCACTACGAGTCCCCGACGCACTGACTGTAGCCCTCGACCAAATCGAGATTCTCGACACGTTCCCTTACTACGTGACCGGCGATCTGTGGACCGCTGCTGTCGCGGGGACCGGCACCGTGACCCACGAGGGATCGTCGGGTGGCGGACGGATGCGACTGTTTTGTACCGCCGCTAATGACGCCGCGGTCCTTGCCACGACCAATGAACTGTTCAAGCTCACGGCCAGCAAAGCCATGAAGGCAATCGTCGAGGTCGATGGCTCGGATGTTGATACCGACGACGGCATGATTGCCGTCGGTTGGGCCGATGCCTTGGCTGCCACAACGCTGGCCGACACGACCGGGGCTGTGACCGCGACCGATGCGATCTTGCTCTACAAGCTGCCCGACACTTCCGTCTGGGCTTTGCACACCGAAATCAACGGCACGGCTTCGGCCAGTGTTTCGACCACTTCGGCACTGACAGGCTCGCCCCAGGTGCTCGAAATCGAAGTCACGCCACGCAGTAGCACCGTGTTTGAAGTGCGGGCCAAGGTCGACGGCGTGTTGCTCAAGAACTCTGCGGGCACTGTGATCATGCACACGATCACGCTCGGAACCGCAACGGAAATGGACTTCGGGGTCATTACCAAAAGCAATGATGCCGCCGACTTTATCGCCTACGTCAACACGGCTTACGCCGCGCAAGTTCGCTAACCAACCGCGGGAATCGCTCAATTCATTTTTAGGAGTAGATAGATCATGCAACTCAGCAAAATTGCCCGCGACTTGGAGCTGTTGAAGCGGGAAGCTAGCCCCAAGTATGCCGAATCCATGCGGCTGAGCCATGGCCGCTACGTCACGGTCACGAGCACCAAACACCGTAACTGGTGGGAAGGTTTCGTCAGCGCCCTCGACAAAGGCGAGATCAGCCGTTCCGACATCTCGATTCGCGAACTCTTTGAGTCGCTCGTGAAAGATGGACGGGAGTTGGTGCGGCTGTTTGACCCGCGATTGGGTCCAACCAACATTTTGCATGAAGCCGCTGGGGCGATTACGTCCAGCGATTTCAGCAGCATCTCTGGCCAGATTCTCTACTCGATGATGATGCAGGACTTGACCCCGGAAGAT